CGGCCAAGGATGAACCGGAGCTCGCAAATGAGTTCATTGATGCCATTTATGGAGAGACAGCAACAAGGAAGGGGCTTCCGAGAATGTACCGCGGCAAGAATACGCTTCCAGGGGTGATTGCCCTGTTTGGAGATACCGGACGTGACGAGCTGGCATCCAGGATGAAGTCCATGCGACAGTACGACACTGGCTCCTGCTCGGAGTCATGTGAGGCGTTTCCCGAATTCTCACCGCGGGTGGAAGAGCAACTTGAGCGAGATGAACTGGATGGCGAAAGGAATGAGGTGCGTCTAACGGGCTTTGAGGGAGAGCTCGACGAGAATTATTAATGAAAGCCCCTCCAGGGGGCTTTATCTTTCACCAAGGTATTGCGCCACGCGACTGTCCAGCGCACTCATTTCTTTCAGTGTCATCGGCCTACCGAAGCCGTCAATGGATATTGACCTGAACTCCTCCGGTGTCACGCCGCTATTGCGAAATATCTTACCACGTACCGGGCCGAGCGCCTCATCCTGGAACCAGGCTGGCTGTTGCTTCAGGAATTCGTAGTATGTCGTATCGGCGTTAACCTGTTCGCCACCATCCGCACCTTTAGCTGCTCGCTTGGCTCCTTTATCCAGGAAGTCGAATTCTGAGCTGATAACCGGTGCTGTAGTGGTCCTGCAATTGGGATGGAATGGTGGCAGTGGACCCTTGCCGATTTCGTACTTCTGCCCATCAAGGCCGCGACATATTGTTGATGTCCTGCTATCCAAGGTGGCAACAATCTCATACTTCTCAATGATGTCGCTATTCTTCTCGTAGGTCTGCTTGCGCGCCTCGTTGGACACGTGCGCCAGGGCCGTACGCACCGTTGTCATGGCATTGCGCTGAGACACATCGGCCAGGCCGCCAGCACCGACGACGCTTTTCACAATCTGCCTGGTCGTCAGGCCCTGCACAAATCCCGAGCGAACTCCGGTAGTAAGGCGCTGAACCTCAGATTCTGTCCAGTTGCTCAGCAGGCTATTGAAGTCAACTGGCTTATCGCTCAGGGCGAGCGGCTCAAACTTAACCGCAGACCAGACCTGTTCTGGTGACGGTGTCGTGAAGTTCGCATCCACATTATCGGCAAGCGTTTTGACATTCCAGTCAGCCTCATACTTTGCCAACTCCTGTAGGTCCTCCAGCAGAACGTCATTCCAGTCACCAGCGATACCGCGCAAGGCAGCGTCAAGGTCGCGAAGCATCTTGTTCAGGCGCGCAGCGGTGCGGCTGTCATCGCCGAACTTCAGCACCTCATCGCGGATTTCATCACGCATCTGCTGGATGAATGGAACAACAAGGCCAGCCTCATGCGAGGCCGTGCGCTGGAGCCAGATTTGATGGCTGATGTATGATTCGAGGAGGCTCATTGTGATTTTCCAAACAAATTAGTTGCAATCAAGCTGGATTGTGTTAATCTTACTACATCGAAACGAAATGCACACAGGAAAGAAGAAATGAAAAACAAAGTTGAAGCGCTGCTGATTAAATGGGGTAACAACCAGGACGAAGTAAAAGCAATGATGGATAAATGGTTCGAAGTAATCTACGGCGGCAACAAAGACGAAAGACCGAGCTACATCGCCAACATGATCAGGACTGCATGGTGATGAAAACTGAAAATGTTCACATAAGCAAAATCACGGTGGGGGACACCGTGATACATAACGGAGAGATGCGTACAGTATGCCGTAGGGCATTCAGCCGTGATTCTTTTGTTGGCCTGATGCTGTGGGGTGATAGCTACAATCTGGGCAGAAAGCTAATTGAGCGAGTCAAATTCAATAGGTTCTATCAAGGAAAACCAATAAAATAAAAGCCCCTTTCGGGGCTTTTCTTATTGTTTCTGCTGGTCATTCGCATTCCCGCCATTCTGCTGGTCAGGCTGGTTCGCATTAGCCGGAATCTCACCGTTCACCTGAGCCGGACCCGCCGGAAGAGGAAGAGGATTGTTCTCAATCTTCTCCTTCATCTCAGCGTTAGTCCAGTTTGTCCACCCGCCACGGCGCATAGCTTCCCACATCGCTTCAGTTGGCACATAGCCAGCCTGAACCATAGCCATCCACTGCTGAGCTTCCTGTGGCGTCATCTGCTGGAGGAAGAATTCCATATTCAGCTTGAACTCAATGCCGGTAGTCGGCAGGCCTTTCATCTGGGCCACCCACTTCAGGCAATCTTCATAGGCCTTGCTGACGTTGCGCGCGATGGTTGCCATCACTGACGTATCAGCTCCGCGCTGCAGTCGTGCTGATTCTGCGGTGACCTGTTGTGTTGGCGTAATGAGCTGAGCGCCAATCTGTACGGCCTGCTGCTCTTTCTTGGCCAGTGCCAGGTCAAGCGCATTGGTAGCCTGAGCCTGAATGAGCTTGGCATCACCGCCCGAGCCTACGTTAAGACCGCGCCGCGCACCGAACTTTACACCATTCGGGTTTAATGCCAGCCACTGCTCCGGGCTGATTTTCTCGCTCGGGGCAATAACCAGCATGGCCTGGGACACCACAAAGAGATTCTCTTCGTTGTCGGCACTGTTACGGAAGTGGCCAATCTGCAGGTCTGACAGCGGAAGCAGCGGCGCGTCATCCACGGTAGAGTCGTTATTGCTGGCGCCGACGAACGTGAACGGGATTTCCCCCTTTGGCACGCCATTGAGCTGCGGGAAGAACTCCTGCACGCCATCCTGCAATGTGCCGCCATTATCGAATTTATACACGCGCTGGCGGTAATTACCATCTTCATCGATGTCCAGGACGCGATACTGCTCGCCCTGTAGCGTACTGAACTCGTCAGGCGAGTCGTTGTACTCATACGGCTCACGCAGCACCACCATCTGGAACTTGTTCACTGAGCCGACGCGCTTCATCTTCCAGTTGATGACGTTCTCCGCTGTGTAGAAAGCGATAATTGGGTTTAGCTGCCCGGCATTCTGCTGCGCCATGGTGGCGACATCAACAGCTGGGGCATCAACCAGCAGGCCTCCGCGCCCTACGGAGTCAATCTCCATCAGTGTGTCCTGCACATGCTGCCACAGGCCAACGCCTGAGCCGTCAGCATCCTCAAGCAGATAATTGAGTGCATCCGGGATTTCCTGCTCAGGGTCCTTACGCATGACGCTACCGACCATGCCAGACAATGTGCGTTTAGTGAAGTTGTAGACGATGGCTCCATCGGCATATTCCCTCTGGCGAAGCGTGCCATATACAGGGTCATCTTCATTAGCGCCAACGTTTCGAAGGTATTTGGTCATATCGCCAGCGACGGCATGACGCACCTTTTCCCACTTGCCATGGTTGGCAATGTAGTCTCGGTGCTGTGTTTTTACTGTGTCGAATCCGGTAGTCATCTTGCCCTCGCTATAATGCGAATGAGATAGGAATATTAAGAACTGGCTTCATTATAGGCATTTCATAGGCTATTGGATACCCAAGGGCATCTGCCATATGGTCGATTACGCCATTCTTCTCTGGCTCGCCGTTGTCGTCGTATGCCTGCTGCTCCAGCGTGCGCGAGACGTTAGGGCATGCATGGTCGTTGATGAGCAGCAATCCCTTCTCAAATGCGGTATTGACAGAAAGAATCCTGTCCTTCACTGCCGGGTTGCTGGCGTTAACTCTCACCTCAAAGCCTGCCTGTTGGAACATGGCGATATCAGAGGTGGACGCCTGGTTGCTTTTTCGGTTCTTGCCGCTGGCGTCAGGGTAGACAATAATGCGATGGCCGTTATTCTTCCAGCGCTCCGTGATGACGCGGATAACGTCAGGTGTATCGAACAGGTCAACCAGCTCTGCCACCGCGTGCCACTCCTTCCCGCGCTGCACGTATACCGTTGATGCCATTTTGCCAACATTGAAGTCCTGTCCGATGTAGAGTGGCTCATTGGGTTGTATTGTTTCACGGCTTCTGCACTGCTGGCGTTTGTATGCGTAGTACACGGTGCCGGATGTCAGGTTGACGAACTGCCCATTGATATACGCCTCAATAAGCGAGCCAGGGTAACTATCTCTGAGCGCCTGAACATAATCATCAGGCAGGAACGGGTTAGACAAAGTACTTGCCTGAATCATCTCGTATCCAGGCCTTCTGTTCACCACCCACCTGTCATGCACAAACCTGAACCCCTCCGGGGTAGTGAACACGGAAACGGTATTTAGCGGCTTATTGCTTATGGGCTTGTAAGTGTCAGGCTTCTGTCTATTTCGGGCTATAATCTTCACCCATGCGTCAGCTGCGTGCTGTGGCTTTAGGGTATCAAGCTCATCTATTTTAGCCCTGAATGACTCGTATCCAACAATCCTTGCTGGATTGTCAAGGGTTCTAAGGATAAAGTCACCCATCTGCCCGGTGCTGGTGTAGATTATGTTTTCGGCTTTGTTGTATTTATATCTAACACCCCAATCAGTTAGCTTCTCCTGCATCCTCGGGGCCAGTATAAGTCTAACCAGGTCGTATGTTGGCTCGTACATTGCGACCATTGAATTACTTCCGCCCTCAAGGCTATCAAGGAGGGCTGAATTGCACATGACCTCCGACTTTCCGGTGCCAAACCCAGCAACGAAGGCTGGAAACTTGCAGTCCATCCCAAGGAATTCAGCCTGTGGCTCAGTTGCCGTTATCTTTATTTGCACCAACAACCTCCACAGTTATGTTTGTGATAGGCTGACTCTTCTCTGAGCCATCATCTTTAACAAAGGCATTGACGCTGATGTGCTTGCCGAGCAACTCAAGATTTCTAAGCTTGTCAGGCCACTTAATCTTTTCGATTATCATCTCAATAGGCTCATCCTTCCCTTGAATGATCTTTTTGATGTCAACTCCGGAAATGGAAGTTCTCCATGCCTTTGGCCATTCAAATAGCGGCTTAAATGCGCTCATATCACTTTCCAGAATGTCTAGGATGTCCAAGTCATCTATCTCTTTAAAGCGCCTTAGAACGTATCCAGCATCGATTCTGAACTCTTTTTCAGCCACTTCCATCTTGACAGCTTGAAGTTCAGCAATCCTTAGCGATATTTTAGCGTGATTAAATAGCTTATCAGCATCAACTGACTGAGCAGCGCTTGTCATCTTTGTGCTGTACCCGGCCGCCTTTCTTGCGGCGACCTTATCGCCGCCATTACGCACAACCTCTTGTGCGAATGCCTCTTGTCGCGCGTTTAAAATAATCATATCTTTGCCCCAGGCAATTGATAGCGTCGGCCCTACCGACAGATATGAAACAATATAACATTAAAGTTGCGGAAATGAAAAAGCCCCGGATTGGGGCTTTTTGTTATATTTGGATTACCTTCCCGACACTGACGGATTCTGCCTCCTCAAGCGTTCTGCACATTATCTCTGTTTTGCTTTCACGCCCATAAGCGGTAACCTTTACGTCAACCCAGAAGCGCCCATAAAGATGATACGGATTTGATAGTATTTCAATAACCTTCGCGTCTATTAGGTTCACATTCACCCCCTCTGCCACTTCATCGCGGCGTCTAATTCAGTTTCTGATAACCCCGATTGATAACAGAGCGAATGCGGCCCCCATGGCCATAAGCCACCCGCTGCTAAATACCATCACCGTAAAGCAGAAAGCTTTTGATAACTCTGACTGCTCTTTCTTCTTTGTCGGTACAGAATTCATATCAGTCTGACTCTCCAGCTTCGCTATGTGTTGATTGGCGTTTGTGAGCTCCTGCGTCAACTGAGAAACCTTGGCGGCCAGCTTATCGACCGTCTTTTTGTGACCCTTTGCGTTTGCGCGGAGCTGGTCGATGGTTTGTCGCAACTGAATCTCTGTTGCTGTTAATAATTCGCTCATACCTAACCCTAAATAACCTTGTTGAATACTTCGTTCATGTCGGCCCAGCGCTTTGTCGACGTTCCACATTTAACCTTCGTGGCAGTGAACGTGACGATACCTTCCGCCATGACCATGTGCACATCGCTGACCTTAATGCGGCCTTCAATGGTGAAAACTTCATCGCCGTCGTTAAGGAGGCATGCTTTTGTTCCTATGGTAATCATATTCAGTCCACCATGTGCGCGTGTTGGTCGTCTTCGCCCGGTACGCGCGTTGCTCCGCATTCGCACAGGCTCCATGATTTCTCCATTCCCAGCTCGCGCACCTGAATCCAATCGTGCTCGTGCTTATCGTCCGGTATCAGGTCGATGAGCATGCGATACGCCTTGAGCTGGTATTCCTCGTTCAGCGACAGGTCGCCGTAACTCTCCAGGCGGCCGATATTCTCGGCCAGGGATTCTTTAGTTACTTTGGTGGTCATTTAAATACCTCACCGCAATCAGGGCATTTAGCCAGTCCGGTTGGAGTCCATAAAGCACGAGCATGGCCGCAGTGTTTATTCAGATTGTACTGATTAACAATCTCCCTGCGCGCCTCCTGTGCTTTAGTCAGCTCTGCTTCCAGTGTGGCTATGTGCTCGTCCCACTGCTGAAGTTTGTGCTCGCCTTCGAAGCGGTCGTAACAACCGGCAGCGGCGATGCTGGCGGCTTCGTATTCCTGGTTAGTCATAACAACCCCGAGTATTTAGCGAAACAGTAATAAGATAATCCTAAAAGGCACGTTATTAATGCGAGCATAAATATTTCAAATACGGTGTATTTCATTTCCGTCTCTCCATCAATAAACAATAGGGTAAGCATAACATCACTCACCCTATTTGCAACTAATTTGTTTGATAAATGCTGGCTATCGCATCAAGAATGTACGGTATTGATATCAGTCCGATGAACAGGATGTTGTTCATGTGTGCCTCATTGTTATGCGTCGAATGGGTTAGGCATTCCGCTTCTCCTTTGGCGGGGCATCCATCATGACGCGCTCCATGCGACGTCCGCACGCCAGGCGAACTTTGCGAGCAGCCTTCTCGATTGCAAGAGCTGGCTTTCCTACTAATTTGCAGAAAATCAGATTCGGCAGCACCACAGTGATTACGTAGCGGTTGAAGGTCACGACTTCACCTCCTGCTGCGGTGCTGCTGGCTGAATTACCTCCTGCATGGTGCGGCTTAATTGCTCTCGTAACTGCTGACAGCCATGATACTTAACCGCAGTATCACGCAGGCTATTCACAAGCTCGCGGTAAACATGTGGTGGCAACTTGTAAGCCGTCGCTACAGGCTCGGCACCCTGAAGCATGGCGGCGCGGCAGGAGTTGTATACAAACTCCTCCGCTCTGGCGATAGCGTCATCATCCGCAGCACCATAATCAACAAGGCGCTGAACGATGCATTTCGTTAACGCGCCTAAGTCAGCCACGGATACCGGCGCTGGCGGGGCGGTGTAGAGCGGAGCGATATTTCTTTCCAGGTCGGTAATTACGCTCCATACCGGAATAGACTCAATACCCTGCTTAGCCATATCTCGGTAACTGTCTGCATAGGCCAGCACCGGATTTCGCCCTGACCCCTCCGCTTCGAGCGATGCCAGCGCGATAGCAAACAATTCGTTATCCATCGCCAGTCCATCAGCGTCCGGGTCCCTACTGATGCGGAATTTATTGATTGCAGTTACCTGGTTGATGCGGGAGATCAACTGCTCTTTGGTGAATGTGGTCATGATGCCTTTCCTTTACCGGCTGCGGCGCGCCTTGCATATTTGAATCCAGATCGGAACGCATCAGAAAGTTGGCTATGGCCGTCAACCTTAAGCCTATGAACTTGAAGAGCTGCATTTAATTCTTCGTCGCTGACCTCTCCAGTCCAATCCGGTGCCTCAAGCTCAGCAATCCGCTTCTCTGCGGCTTCCAGCTCATCCAGCAGCGCCAGCGCTAACTTCCGCAGGTGGGCATTATTCCCGATCGCCGGGTTCGATAACTCTTCACGTAAACCGCGTTTGTCGATGTTGCTCATTGGGCGGCCTCCCCCTGGCGAATTGAGTTGATGTACGCTTTAAACGCATCTCCATCATCACGGCTGGTGTACGCATGATTCTCGCCAACAGTCCATGAGGCCTTTGCTAATCCACCAGGGAATCTAAAATAAACCGTGATGTCTTTCTTGTGCCCGATGTAGGCCTTGACGTCTGTAATTCCAGGGAATTTTGCTTCCGCTTCCGCAATGGCTTCCTGCTCTGCTTCATGAGTGCGCTTGCGCTCAGTTTCGCAATCAAGGCGATGGTTAATCCAGCGCGCCTCGCACTCCATATCGCAATACACAGAATCGCCATCCCACACGCGCCCCTCTGTTTCTTCATCAACGTGACAGTTGCAATAGGTGCACTCTTGCCAAAAGCCAAACTCTTCAACCAGAACGCGAGAAGGAACGCGACCAAGTTCTGCATATTTATCAGCGCCAGGAATGCGCTTGCATGATACGCAGTTGAATTCCTCTTCCAGTTCGTTCGCACCCTCACGGCGAGCCACGACGTTACTTGTAGCGAAACGGATAATCCCGTACTCATCACCCTGCACGTAATAAGCTTTCAGCACTTGAATGTTGTTGCTCATGACTGCACTCCTTTGCGAAGCTGGGCGGCATAAATTTCCATAGCGTCAATCGCTGCTACAATCCCATCACCTTCTCGCTCATCCCATATTTGTTTCTGTATTTCGGCTGAGCACATCTCTACACCCTGCGCCCGCACTTCAGCCAGGAAAGCGTCGGTGGCCTTGAATGGGTTTTCTGCTTCAACATCGCGTGAAACGTAGGAATTGATTTCAGATACGTAATCCATTGGAATTCCAGCGTACAGGTACTCATCCTGGTTAACGTACTCGTCATGGTTCTCGCTGATGTCAGTCAGCAGGCGCAGCATCTGAGCATTCTCCGCAGCTAGCTTCTCTACCTGCATCTGCAGATTCTCGATAGTCGCATCAGCAGCACGGAACTCGCGCTGAGACTCTGCAAGCTTTTGCTCAAGTGCGGAGTAGTCGTCGTAATCAACCATACCGCCGTCTTGAGATACAACAAGCGCCCCTGAGAATGTCAGGCTATAACGTTTAACACTCATCTCTTCATCTCCAGTTATTGTTTACAAATTCATCATATCACTGAGCCTGTTAATTGCAACTTATTTGTTTATTATTGCGAACTGATTTCAGGAGCTGCTCAAACATGAATCGCGTCGGGTTCTGCATGCCGAATGGGAGCTTGCTGTCCTCAATCAGCGCATACATCCATTCACCGGCTTCGTTTTTTTCTCGCTCCATGCGCTCGTCACGGTATGCGTTGCGGACGTATTCGAGGACGGTCTGCTTCCGGCATGGAATGCGCTCAGCTATTTCATCTGCGGTGAGCCCTGGGTTTTCCTCAATGAAGCGTCTCACAGTTCCGCGCTCAAGTGGGTTATTGCGCTCAATGAGTTTGAACTCCCGGCGCTTGCCTTTTGCCGATGGACGGGATTCTGCTACTGATGAGTTCACCATATTGTGAAGAGTCTTACTCACCTCTGGCGTGTAGCCCTCTGGAAGAAGGTGACAAATCTGATTTGACGTAAGCCACGGCTGGCCTTTCATAGCCTGAATGAGTCTTGTGCGTAATGATGCCATTATCTTTCTCCTGGCCGTCCTTGGCCAACTTTCTACTTACTGGTTAATGGGTTGATGTATCTGTCACAGCGGCCGTGACCTGCGCCGCCGGTGTTGCCGTTCCAGGTGAATTTATTCGAATTCGACGGTTGTTGCTTCTCCGTCGATTGGTTCACTGGCGCTGTCTGTTGTTTGCTTTGCTGGTTCATTTGCTGCTTCCTCGCTTACTTCTTCAAACTCTGCCTCGATAGGTGCCGCAGCTTCGATGCGCGCTTTATGGCGACCGTTCATTTCAATGACGATTGCCTTTTCTGCGTTCCAGATGCCGCGCTTTTCCATATCTTCACGGATTGCTGTGCAGCACGCGCGCAGCTTGTCTTGCGTGTCGCATGCTGACATCTCAGCCTCAAGAGCCTGGTAATCAACAACGCCGCGAGATTGCTGCGGAGTTACGTCACGCTCACCGGCCTTGATTCTCTCGGCTTCGTCCGGGTCTACCATTTCTGTTAGGCCAAATGCCATACGAGCACATTGAATGTAACTTTTGTGACGAAGCATTCTGCTAGGCCATTTGCTCCAGACGCTTGACCTCGCATCCTTGCACTCCCTTAAATATTCCGTAACCGTTACTGGATGCTTTCGGTTTTTTAAATGCATACTGCAAGTAATTGATACCAGATCACCTTTTTCATCAAAGTTGTCTTCAAACGTAACTCCGTCAAATTCAGGTTGACGATTAACTACCTTGTAAAACCCGTCAATCATGACAACCATTTGTAGCTTTCCGCCAGATACAAATGCTGCACATTCTTTAACCAACGGATTTAATCCATACTTTGCGCAAACACTTGTTACAATAGCCATTTCCGCGTTTGTAGTGCTTGCTCCGTGCTGATTCTTGGAGCTGATAATCATTCCCTTGATAACTTCTGCAACCTCTTCGGTTGTAGCACCTACGTTTGATGCAACTAATTCCAGTGCTGTAGACATTATTTTGACTCCTCAATTAATTTTATAACTCTATTGAAAATTCTTAAATCTATCTCATCCATGTGAGGTTTTAATGATATTGCATGCTCTTTTTTTCTCTCCTTGTATCTTTCTGACGCTTCAACCATATCGTCAAAATGACCTATAAACTCCCTCTTCCCTGTTACTGGATTATTAGACTGCGCTATATACTTACCGCTTCTTTTATTTACATTAACGCCAATTAGGCAATCACCCCTCCTTGACTCCCCTGTCATTATGAATGCGTTTAGCCATTGAGGTATGTAAATGCATTTTTCTGGGGAGTATTCTTTGCCATTTCCAAAAAGGTCTTTATCTAAATGAAATCCCTCTCTGTAATTGTCAACCCACCAACCCCTAAAGCTCATGAACTTAAGCCACCCATCGCAAACTTCAACGTCAGCGTATGCAGGCTCTAGCCTGTGAATCCTATCGCAATACGCCCTTGCTAGCATTGACTTCCACGCTCTATATGCAGGGCATGTAACCCTCCCGTTTTCTGTTACAGGCTGCTGCATGTAGTCAGCATCATTAATCCCAACACCATGAACCAGCGTTCTCATGGACATTGATCGCATAGTTGGCTTGTAATTTTTCCTTATATAGTTTGATAGCTCTACACTGTTCATCATCAATAACTCCGCTCCTGTTTAAGTGATGATACAATCACAGCTCAACTCAGTCAACTACATAAACTCAGTTATTTGTTTACCCATTTCGGCATAGGCAGAAGCTCTACGTCGAACGATGAGCCAAACTCATCAAGCTCTTTCGCTATCGCCAGGTCTTTTCGGTACTCGTCACGACCGTATTCAACCCACTCAAGTGGGAGCTCAACAACATGAACCGGATGGCGGCCGATACTCCTACGCTCACCTACGCATATGAAGATGAAGCGCGGCATGCTGCCAGTCAGCTGCTGATACGCATCCGAGTAGAATGCGGCCTGAACGTGATAGCGGAAATCCTGGAAGTGGCGCTGCATTTTGTCCGCATCAGCAATCTTCTTCACGTCAACCAGAACGTGACCGAAATGCTCCTCGTCGGGAATGCGGTCAGGCCGGGCCTTCAGGCGAATTCCATCAAGCTCCCAAAAAATGCTTTGTTCAGACTTTCCGCTGACGGTGAGCAGGCTTCTCGCCACAGGATGCGCAAGCACAGAATCACGCATTGCTATGACCATGTCGTGCTCCTGTGCCGTGTGAATGATGCGCCCGCTACCCGCCATGCTTTCGCGGAACGCCTCCGCATTTGCACGGCCAGCAGATGACCTTAAATCGTACTCAGGCATTCTCACGTATTGCGCAGCAAACTCGTCGGGCTCAAGTAGCGCGCAGTGGAGATTGGTTCCGCGGTAAACTGCCGGGCTACCATCCGACGGCGCGTTTCGTGACCATTCAATCAGAGCTGGCGATTTGTGCAGGAGGTCAAGGTCGGACTTCGACCACGCCTTGACCTTTCGGTACTCATCATTTGTGAGTACGCCGGTTATTGCTGCCATTTAATCCCCCAGTTTCACGCCAGTTATTTTACCGGAGGCTATGGCGTCGTAAACACATCCAAACGCACCTGTAACGTCGCCTAATGCATTTCGGTAAACCTCAACTAACGCCTCAATGGAAGCATCGCGCTTCTTGTCTGCTTCTGAACGGATAGGGCGGAAATAATCAATCGCCGCCTTTGCACTTACGCAGTCAATTTGTCCGCAGTATTTCTCATCGTCACCCCCAAGATAAACAAAGGCCACTCCACATGAATCATCAGAGTAAACGACACGGCAGAGATTAAAGTAATCACCTCCAATCTTAACCTCACACTCACAACCAACCGGAGGCAAGCCATCGCCATCCCATTTAGTCTTGCTGGCTGCAAGTGCGGATTCGCATTGTTCAATGGTTACTTTACCTTCACGCCAGTCATCAGCTTTGATAAACATGAAGTCATCGAACAAATAAGGGTCTTCAGACGTTAATGTTTCATCGTCAGCATCCATGAGCATGCCATCTGACGCCTGCTCAATGGTTTTTATATTTGCAGGCCATCCGCCACGCTTCGGTAACTCTTTAACCAGCAATTCAAGTAAAGTCATCTTCATTCTCCAGTGTTTATTTAAGTGCTGACATAAGCATATCAGCACCTGTTGTTATTGCAACTTATTTGTTTAGTAATGAATCTTGATGTTCGCCACCAGACCCTTCGCCACCGCAGTAATTACCGCCCTGGCCTGGTCTTCGCTCAATCCTGCCTGAGCAATAAGGTCGGCCAGTGCTGCGCGGTTAATCGCCACGCGATGAGCCTTGTCATCGGCCCGGCGCTGTTCTTCATCCTTCAGACGCTGAGCCTCAAGAGCCTGCTGCTCTTCAGCGTATTTCTTCGCGTTCTCTGATGCGATGCGCTCTCTCTCCTTAGCTTGCTGTTCTGCCAGCTCTGCATCACGCTTCGCCTTTTCCTGTGCATCCTTCAGCGCCTGCTCAGTTGCGGCCTTATCCTGCTCTGCCTTCAGTTTAGCAAGTCGGTCCTGCTCGGCCTTGTTACGCTCGTCCAGTATTCGCTGCTCTGCGCGCTGACGCTCGTCCTCCTGAGCTTTCAGAGCTGCAGCTTCTGCAATCTGGCGATCGCGTTCACGCTGCGCGTTTTCTTCCGCTTCTTTGCGCAGGCGTTCGAGTTCTGCGGCTTGCTCTTCAGCAGCAACAAGGCGGGTGATTGTCGTTGACGTAGCTGCTACAGCCCCATCCACTGACGCACGCGCCTTTTTGATTAGCTCAGGCCAGAAGGTTGTCTCAACGCTAACGGATGCAGCTCGCGCCTCATCAGCCCATAAGCGCACTGTATCGCTCTGTAAGCCATCCATCGCACACATGCGCACAATCTCATCCATACGCTCAATAATCGCGTCCTGTGCCGCCTGAGCCTCAGCAAGAGGCTTAAGCGTTGCATCACGCAGAGCGTCGAATCGCTCCACGCTTTCTCGTGCATTCTTCTCAACAACTTTCGGTAGGGCCTTAATTTCGCGCAGGTAGTCGCGCATCGGCTTGTCGATGGCCGTCTTGCTGCTGGAAATCTTCGCGGCCAGAGATTTGATATGCTTGCGGCCCTCTACGGTTTCCAGGTCCGGGACGTGAGCCTCAACCTCGGCCTTAACTTTGTTGAAGAGGTCTTCCAGGCTTTCAGCGCTGTATGCAACCGGCAGGGAAGGGAGCTCGGTTACTTCTGTGCTTACTTCGGTTTTGTTGGTCATTTTGGTTCTCCTGTTATTTGTTTCGTGCTGCCAGCATTGCGTCTGCAAAATCGTATGCCGCTTTCGCTGCAGCATCCTGTGTATTGCAGCCTTCACTTTTGGCAATGATTTTGAATGCCTGAAGCATTTCCATGTTAGCCGTTAGCCCTGCGATTGCCTTACCAGCAAAGTAATCGCGCAGAGTCATTCCGTCCATCTGCACTTCTTGCAGCGAACCGCAGATTCCGTCAAAGCTTCCAGTCACGTTTTTGTGCATTACCGGGAATGCTGGACCGCCAGTAGTTTTACCCATCTTCATCTCTCCATCGGTTGTTAGTCCGTTCAGTATACGCAAGATGAACACACTTGCAACTTATTTGTTGAGATATGTGATATTACTTAGCGCGCTACTGGTATGGTAGTATTCACTATAAATAGAGAGAAAGGATAATTATCCAATCCTTATCCGTTCATTTATCCGTGTATGTTCATGTTATATATAGTAATTATCCATTTATCCGTGTTTTTGGTATCTCCTGCTTTTGATACTTAATGTGATATGTTAAATAATTGTTAATATTTTAATCCAATTTTTATTGCATTTTTCTTTATCTCTCTATTGATTTTCTCTTTGCAAAATGTTAGTGTATGAATACACTTTGTGATTCGGACACTAAATTATATATACATAGTAAAAAATAATAATATATATAGACCCCATCATTTTTGATAAATCCCCCCCCTATATAGACCCACCCCCCTACCGGATAAATTCAGATGGATAATTACCGTCGGATAAGCCGGATAAATGGATATGAGCCTTTATTATCAGCTACTTACCTGTTATCCAGTTTTTATCCATTTTGGATAATTATCCAAACGCAGGACACAAAAAAGCCCCCGCATGCGGAGGCTGGTTAATTTTTGTTCTTTCTATGGGAGTCGTATCACCTTCCCTTCGACAATAATCTTCCCGGTCATCTGAAGCATGCTGATGGCGTTCTGGAACGCATCCTGGCCAGTGCCTTCAAGAGCCTTCTTGATTTCCTTGTAGTAGGCAGCTTTGGTGATTGACTGCTTCACTGATGCCATGAACACCTGTTCGCCCCTGGATGATTTCAGCCTGCGCATAATCTTCTCCTGGATAGCGTTAACCTTGTCGGTCAGGTCGTCACCGTCGACTGCGGCGTTAAGCTTCAGGTTGCTTATCAGGTTGTCGAAGCTCTTGATGATGAGCGCCAGAGAGTAGTGGACGAAATCTACCTCAATGACCGCTTTTCCGTCTTTGATGTTGCCAAAGGCCATCAGGCTGGAAAGGCTCTGCACGCGCTCAGCGATACGCGCATACATTGAGCCAATCTGCTCGTGGTTGCGATATCTGTCCTGGTCGTAGTGGAGCTTAATCAAATCTATAGCCTCTATTGCTTCGCTGGTGGCGATAACTTCCATCACCGGTGCTTCGCCATTGAACTCACGCTCCGTGTCGCTACGCATGGCCTTATCTGCGTCAGCTGCGATAAGCGCGATGTCTCGGATAATGTCATTGCGATCGTGAATGTTGAGCATGGACACATCCACTCCAGTAAGGCGCATATTCAACCTGGCGCGAGTCTCACCGCAGTCAACGACGATTGCACGGGCCAGCAGGCCGGAGTCGATGTTGTCGGTGTTTACCATCTGCGACAGCTTTCCAGGGGTGGATGAGCCAGCCAGATTGAGGCATGGGTTAGGTATTCCCGTCTCCAGCATATGCAGCGCAGATTCTTCTGTTGCCAGGCGCTCAGCCTTCTTCTGGATTTGCAGCTCGTACTGCTTAATCTTGGCCTCGTCATATTCCGGGTTACAGTGGCCGATGCACTCTTCCAGCGCCAGCTTTTCCTTCTCCAGGCGAGATAGTGAGTTCCTGATTGACGCTTCAACTTCTCCGACGTGGTTGCGGGCTGGCTTGAAGTTGTCGGTGGTAGCCAGTTCCATAAGTGTCGTTGAGATGTTGGCCGCATAGCTGCTGCTGGAGTTCTTCGGCTGGATAAGGAATTTGTGGGCCTCATCCACAATGTAGGCAGCGCGCCCGGCGTCATACATGGTCGTCATGATGACGTCTTTATCTGAGCGGATGTCGCCATAAACCTTACGCCCGGCCTCTGTAAGAATGCTCTTAATGACAGATTGCGCGCGCTCCTTTCCTGAGCCTGACAGCGCCAGGATGATGGTGATAAGGCTTGTCTTGCCGCCGCCATAGCACTTTAGTCCTGAAGCAGCGATCGCAATGCACTGCAGCGCCATTACCGCATAAGCCCCGCCAGTTAACTCACGGTGGGCGCCATCCCGGATATAATCAACGATACGGCCAGGCAGCCCGGGAGGATTGTCGATGTCTATTTTTGACAGGTTAATGCCGTCCGGAACTTCGCCTTTATGGCTGTACGGTTCATCAGGCTCGGCGTCGTTTACCTTCACCTCTTCAGCTGGTGAACATCCAGGAAGATAGATGCCTGGAATAATGAGCGGAGCAGGAGCGTCGTCGACCGGCGCATTTTCTTTTACGACCGGCGCAACTTCTGACTCAACCGGAGCAGACCCGTACGAATGTACGTTAGCCGCTGGGGCCTTCCCGTCCAGCCTGATAGCCTCACGCATGGCAATTCGGCATGACTCAGCGCCATATTTCTGGCGGTAATCATCCCAGTCACCTGTCTCCGGAGGCAGTGCTATTTTTGCTCCAGACTGAATGGCTGCCTCTTCGGCATACTTCAGGCCAGCGCCATGATCGTCATTGTCCGCGAAGATGACCAGAATGGATTCAGGATGTTCTGCGCGCGCCTGCGCGGTGATTGACATCAGGTTCCCGGTGTTGAATGCCACATAGGTCGTTGCATTGGTCATGCGGTTAACGGTGACGCCAGTGGCGAACCCCTCGACAACGGCAACTGTTTTTCCGGGTCCTGTTATCACATGGCAAACGCCAGCCATGTCTCCGCCGTAAATCGGGCGCTTTGTGCCGTCCATCTTAATTTTCTGAACGTTCACCAGTTCGCCATTTTTATAAACCGGAACCAGAAGCAACGAACCAGGATCAATGCGCTCGTTATCAGCGCCCATCATAATTTGTGAGTTAACAGCCCATTCCCCGGCAAGGCCTTTTTTATCCATGTACTGGTGCGGCGCAAGCATTGAGCTTTCCATGAGCATTGCAGCACCTTTCACGGCGCGCTTGCGCAGCTCTTCTCGCATCTGCTCATCTGTTGCTGAATGCTTTCTCACCGGCGCGATGGTGCGGGGCATATCCTGACCGAGCAGCTCCTTTGCCACTTCTACCGTTGGCTTCCCAAGATAGCGAGAAAGGAGGAGTAGGCCGCCGCCAGATTGTGGATCACATTGAGAGCAGAACCATGTTCCGCGCCCGTCCTTATCGTCGAAGCGGAATCGGTCTTTTCCGCCGCACACCGGGCAGGGGCCGTGATGGCGTCCGGAAGGGAGCTGGCAGCCGTAACCTTCAAGTGTTGAGCGCCATGCGCCATTGAATTCACGCAGAACGCGGTCAATTGGCCCGTCACCATCAGGGTTAAATGAGTAGTTGCCTTTCCAGCAGTCGCATGTGCCGCTGGCGAGATGTCCGCATGACAACGTAAGTGGGAATATTAAATTCATGCCAGAACTCCAGTGAATAGAAAACTATGGCGTGGCATGCACGCCAGTTTTGTTATGTTATATCGTTTCTTTTTTGCTGCTACAGGTCTGCTTTAATCTCATCCAGCACGGCGTTGATCGCATCCGCTTCTTCATCGGTCAGGGATTTGCCCGCCTTATAAGAAGCATCGGCAATAATGCTTTTGATGCGAAACGGACTCAGTTCTGCCTTGCCGTAAATTGCTGATACCTTGATGCCTAAACCTGCCGCTTTTCGCAGGCGCTCAATAGTTGTTTGTGCCTTATCTTTGTTCATTCACGAATCCTCTGTTGTTGATGGAAATAAAAATAACAACAAAAAGGTTGCGCGTCAATTCGTTTTGGTGTTTACTTCATCTCACCAGCAGCAACGAGCTGCACAACTCAACCACAAAGAGAGAACGATATGAGCGAATTTTTCTTAGGCCTGGCTTCTGAAGACGACATCCAGTTTGACGGTTTCTATGACGGTCAGCAAAAAGTAATTCCTGAAGGCACTGAGCTGGAAGGTGTTGTTATCGACGGCTTCAACGGCATTGAAGAAGGTAAGGCTGTGCAAACCTGCTTCGTTCAGGTTGCAGTGACAACGCCGGGCGAATTCCTGGGCCAGAAATACCGCTACCAGGCGAAGATTTATGACATGGACGCAGCTAAACGCGATCGTGCCATGAAAAACCTCACACTGCTTGACACCCAGGCCGGTTCGCCGCTTGGCAAAGGTCGCCTACCTCTGACTACCGAAAACATCCAGGAGCACTGGGTTGGCGCATCAAATATGCGCATCAAATTCGGCCTGATGGTGGCAGAGGACGATGGTCGCGAAATCAACTTTATCCGCGGCTTCGGCTTCCTGCGCGAAAAGCTGCCGCAGACCAACTCGCAACCAACCGGTGTTAATGGCGGTGCTGGTGCTGGCGCAGTAAGCGCAGCAGCAAACCCAGCAGTAGACGAAGATGTTGGCTTCTGATAAATAACTGCCGCCTCCGGGCGGCCTTTAAAGCACTGGAGACTTAAATGGCCTCATTAGCTCAGCACTATAAACAAAAAGAGAAGAACGGCACCGGAACCGCAGTAAACAAAACTTATATCGTGCCGGTCAAAGAGCTTTACGTAGAGCCTGGTTATAACGTCCGTGATATCGACCAGGAACACGTTAACGAATTCCGTGATGCGTTTATCGCCGGTGAATTTATCCCGCCACTGGTGGTGAAAGTCACTGAGCTCGGCATCAAGGTTATGGATGGGCACCACCGCTACTACGGCGCGCTAGCAGCAACGGAAGCAGGTCATGAAGTCCTGCGCCTTGAGTGTAAGGATTTCGTTGGCTCTGAAGCAGACCAGATTGCTTTTATGGTCACCAGCAGCCAGGGTAAGCCGCTAAGCGCAATTGAGCGCGGCATGGCTTACCGCCGCCTTGTTAATCAGGGTTGGACAAATGCAGAGATTGCCAAAAAGGTTAAGCGCTCACCGGCTGACGTAGACCTTCATCTTCAGCTAACCGAATGCGATGAGAAAATTATTGGCATGGTTAAATCAGGCCAGCTTGCTGCTACGACAGCAGTTGCAATGACGAAAGAGCATGGTGCTGATGCCGGTCGGTTCGCTGAAGATAAGCTGGAAAAGGTAAAGTCAGAGGGCCGGGCGAAAATAACCAAATCCGATGCCATTCCTCAGTTCAGCGCTAAAAAAGCGCGCCGCTTCCTTGAGCTTTATTCTTCAGGCGGTGGGGAGCTAAACGCAGAAATGGCAGGCATCATCAGCGAATTTGAAGCCTTTAATAATTAAGCACAGCCGCTTCGGCGGCTTTTTGCACTGGAGAATGCAATGACATTCGAACTCCGACCGCCACAAGTCGAGGCCGTTGATTCAATAATTGACCACATAAAGAAACGCCTGAGCCCATGCCTGGTTGAGCTTGCTACAGGTTTTGGTAAGAGCCTGGTCGTTTCTGCTATAGCAAAGTATCTCGCCGGGGTAGCACCAAGCAAACGTGTTCTCTGTATAGCTCCAACACTTGAATTAATTTTGCAGAACCATGAGAAATACGTTACCTGGTACAAAGAACCAGCCAGCATCTATTGCTCAAGCGCAGGCAGTAAAGACCTGCGACACCAGGTTATCTTCGCAAGCCCGTTGACTGCGGTTAAAAACATTCGCCTGATCGCCCACCTTGGCGTGTCCGGTATCATCATTGATGAAGCCCACGGAATGACGCCAACGATGCTTGAGCTAATCAAGCAGATTCAGGAATACGAAATTAATGGCGTAAGACCAAACGAAAACGTGCGCGTTATAGGCATGACGGCAACCCCTTACCGCACTGGAACAGGGTACATTTACGCCAAAGACTGCACCGGGCCGGATGAAATCCTTCACGATGACGATAAAGCAAGGGACCCGTATTTCTCCAGGTTACTATATCGAGCTACCGCAGGTGAGCAGGTTCAGCAAGGCTATCTCACCCGCCCTGTCATTGGCGAGACTGATGAGCACTATGACACCAGCAAGCTTGAAATCGGTAAGAATGGACTTTTTACATCCGCGTCAACAGCAAAGGCCTTTAACGGAAACACCAAAACCGAGCGCATCGTTAACAAGGTGATGTCGTTTGCTGGCGATCGCAAAGGAGTGATGTTTTTTGCCGCCACCATCAGCCACGCAGAAGAAATCGCAAGCTATCTGCCCGCTGATGATGTTCACGTAATCACCGGAAAGCTGAAGAAGTCAGAGCGCGAGAAGTTCATCAATGACTTTAAGGCCCAGCGAGTCAAATATCTGGTTAACGTCGACGTCCTGACCACCGGATTCGATGCTCCTCATGTCGACCTGATCGCAATCCTTCGCGCCACAGAATCACCTGGCTTGCTTCAGCAGATTATCGGTCGTGGCCTTCGCCTTTCTCCAGGAAAGGAAGATGTTCTGATGTTGGACTATGCAGAAAACATTGAGCGCCATGGCCTTGAGGATGACATTTTTACACCAGAAATTAAGACCAGCCGACGAGCCGATGAAAGCACGGAGATTCAGGTTGAATGCCCGGCATGCCATGCGATAAGCATGAAGAAGCGCCGTAATGACCCTATCTACGATGGCGTTGAGCATGACCAGTTCGGAAACTTCTTAGTGCCAGGCACGAACGAAGTCATGACGATGAAGGTTGTTGACCCAAGCCAGAAGGACGAGTTTGGTGACGTAATGACGAAAGACCTGCCAATGCCAGCGCATTACTCCCGCCGGTGCAACAACCCGGAGGCTTTCGTTATCAAGGGCCAGCCTGTTCGCTGTGAGCATCGCTTCTCGCTTAAGATTTGTCCGAAGTGCTTTGCAGAGAATGACATTGCAGCCAGGCACTGCGCTGAATGCAAAGAGCGCCTGGTTGACCCAAACAGCAAGCTCACCGACGCAGCCGGATTCGCAAACGTCATGATGGATGGAGAAATCCGCAGAGTTAAGTGCTACAGCGCAACATACACACCGTGGGTTGCGAAGGCGACCGGTAACCACTCTCTGAAAGCAGAATACCGGACCGAGATTGGCGAGGTAACGGCGTGGCATACAATCCGCCAGAAGTGGATATTCTCCAAGCTGGCGCAGATTAACGGCGCCGACAGCGAGGCGATCACCGGTTACGACCAGTGCGCAGAATGGAAGAACGCGCCGCGAGAAATAACCATCAGGAAGACGGAGCATAACGGCTACGTTAAATTCGAAATTAAACAAGTTCATTACACAGAAAAGGTGGGAGCATGATTATCATCGGTATTGATCCGGATTCAAGCAAGCATGGAGTTGCTGTATATCGTGACGGTAAGCTTGACCATCTTGGTTCTCGCCAGCTATTCGAATTATTCGACATGATTAATATGCTGAAAGGCGAGGGCCGACTGCAAATCCACATGGAGGACGTGTGCGCAATAAATGCAACCTTTAGCAAACAGTTCGTTAAAAACAGGAGGGCAGAGACAACCATATCTCGCTCTGTTGGCATGTGCCAGCAAGCTCAGGTGGAAGTCGAAAGAATGGCAGCTTACCTTGGCGTTGAGGTGATAAAGCACCCAATAAGCAGCAAGTGGAAGGATGCAACCACCGGGAACCCAATCCTGAAGAAACTTGGCTGGCCTGGGAAGAGCAATGAAGATACTAGATCAGCTGCTTACTTTGGCTATCTCGGGGTAAAAGCATGGCATACGGCCAACAAAAAATAACCGGAGCAATGCCGTTCCGTTACCACAAAGACGATGCCGCATGGATTGATTCCCAGCTCTCATTACTGGGAGTTTCCGAACGCGCTCAGGTTGCAGCTGCATACGGTCGCGCATACCAAGCCAGCGAGGATTGCCACGACATTGATTATCAAAAGGCTGGGGCCGCGAGGTATGAAGCGAACAGCAGGCTGCGCAAATATATAAACAAAAAAGTTGCAAAGCAGGTCGAATGAGGTATAGTTAATCACATGAGGCGGCGCGGTGCTGCTGGAACTGGAGATTATCATGACATACGAAGAAGCAGTGGCATCAATGCGGCTTGGAAATAAAGTTGTACATGAATACTTTTGCCGTGGCGAATTCTTTGAAATGAAGAATGGATCAATTATTGATGAAATGGGCTACAACATGAGTGGGTGGTTCATGGCTAATGGATATACATCTGATTATGACTGGCAGAAGGAAGGATGGTCAGTCTTGGAAGGCAAGCATGATTAACCACAACGCACTGCGCGCAGCGCAAAACAAGGCCGTCATTGCCAGATTTATTGGCGATGGCGAAATGTGGAAGCAGGCCAATGAAGCGATGAAGATTGCCTGCGGATATCCACTGTATCGGAGGAGTGGCGGATTTATTACCGAACAGAGAACTTATGTGGTAGGAGAGAGTCAATGCAATATATTTTATTAATAATGCTCGCCTACCCATCGGGCGACGTGAAAATTAACGATGAAAACCCGCCGGTGTTCTATGCCAAAAAAGCATGCACTGACGCGCAGGACTTCATTCGTGTTTCAACACCATCAAACGCCACGGTGACCATTAGCACCATGTGCGCCAAGCGCGGGAGTAACAGGGAATGAGCTGGGAAGACATCAAAGACCACGATGATGCTATTGCATTCTGGAATGACATCCAGCAGAAGGAAATTGACGACCTGGCATCAGAATTATCTGACGCCATCGGTGAGTTTGGCATGTAACTGTTTGTCACGACTCGACTTCGTGGAAAGCTGAACAGCATGGGTACGATTGCAAAGCTGTTCGGCGACGACAAGTTTCAGGACTGGATTGGTGAAGTTCGCGAAGAGCTTTGCCGCCGGGTTGCAGAGGCTGACATTGCGGAGAAATATAAGCCATGACCACCATCGAAATTCAGTTCGACGAATATGTTGATTGCCTGCTCACCATTGAACTGGCCGTAAAGCTCGCTCAAATCGACTGCAGGCCGGTTAACAAGACAATACGCGATAGTTGGTCAGTAATTCGTAAGCGCATGAAAAACGCGGCTAATATCGCGATTTTCGATGGCCTTTGCCGCCAGGCGTTTCCTGATGGTGCGCTCAAGATGATTCGCCGCCAGTTGAATCAGGTTGGCGGTGGCGAGGTTGGCTTCTATGGCTCGTAAGCAAATCATGAGAGGATGCGCCACAAATGAAGAGCGTCAGGCATGCTCTGCGGCACTTAAAGCGCACGTTAAGCATTACGGTGACCACAGCCCGGAAAGCGTGCGAACGGTTTACAGCGTTGCTGTGGATGGTAAGAAAATCAGCGTTGAGGTGGTGAACCGCGCAAAGAGCTACGTGGCAACCTGCATGAATAAGCCGCGCAGGTTGCGAAGTGTGATGCACTGAGTGCAAGCAGAAGAGGGGTGTATGATGGACATGTTCCGCGTTAATGAAATTGCCGCGTTGAAAATTAAAACGCTATCCGACGGTTTAACTAATATCGCGCCTGATGCCTATAGCACTGTGCGAAGCGAAGAGATAGTGTATATGGCGCGACGAATCAAGGAACTCGAAGCGGAGAGCGCCAGACTACGGCAGCAGCGAGACGCGGCAAACGCGCAACTTGATTTTATCCTGGAGAACATGAAGGAAACAAAATGAGAGCTTATATTGAATGCCGTAAATGTAAAGGGCAGTATATGTTGAATAACGTAGATGGACGTGTTATGTGCCCTAAATGTAAAAAGAAGGGAGGCCCTTACAAGATTGCTATGGGGTCGGAGTTTATGGCTGTCCCTGATTGGTTTATTGCAAAGGGAGGAGCTTCGATTATCTCAATATTACAGAATAAATAGGCCCCGTGAGGGGCCTTATTTTTATCAGGTAACGGGGACTCCGTTTACACGGAATTCCTCTGTACCATTTGATGTCCCAGCACCACCGTTGCTAAATCTATTAGGAGTTCCGCCATCATAGAAGTTAGGCTCGACTTTTGCCACAGAAGTGCCTGTTGAGCGAGCCAAACGGAAGGCGTTAGCACAACCAAAGAATTGATTGTTTCCCCACGGCAGTACCGTGTCACTGTTAACATAGGTGTTATACCATACACCATAGCCAAACCCATAAATCTGATTGCCACGAACGTTAACTGCCGTCGCATTCTGGTTTACGTATATTGCAACATTCGTATTGCTAACAGTTGAAGTGCCTCTAATCTCGCAATTCTTAATATTAGCGCTAAGCACACCATTTGACATAAGAATGCCGTAGCCATCGACAACGCGCTCAATACGGCAACCATCAATGGTGTGAGACCTGAACAGCGTAGCCCCGCTTTTGGCTTCCATGAATATTCCGGCACCGGTTGGCTCAATGCTCCTGTGACCAATAATCATGACGTTTACGGATTCCGTAGCGATGTGAACACCGTACCCCGCAGAGTTACGGTCAACACAATTCGCCAGAGTAAGCTTGCCTGTGCCGACTGAATCCTGGATTTTGTAAGCGCCGTTATTTGAGTTTAGATAGCCTTCGACATAACAGTTGCTAATCATGTCTCCGTCTACTACATCTCCAAACAAAATACCAGCTCCGATGTTATCTGCGTTAACGCCAAAACCACAATCATAGACAGAAACGTTAGAAACTGTAGCTGGCTGATACCGAACGGCGCCATCTAGGCCGCCAGACCTGTACATCCCCGTCCAGCCTTTGTCACGGATAATTACGTCACTTACTTTGATGCCACCACCGTAGGTTTGATTGGAGTTATACCCAATGGTAATACCATGTCTGGCTTTTATGTTAGCTTGCACTTTAGGTGTAAAGTTAGCAGAATCGTATGTAAAACAACGACCATTACTTATTAAGATGTTTCGCCCAAACGAGAGTGAGTTAACCGAAATACTCTGGCTGCCGTCTGACAGGCAAAGAAAATTGGTGATACTGCATGATTTCGCCAAACCTGCGCTGGAAGTCCATTCCACCAGGTCGCCGCCAGACGAAAACAATGCAGTTCCATCCCAGTCATTACGCCACCCAACAAAACCATCAATGGTCATGTTGTTAACTTCAAACCACCAAACCCCGGCATTTCTCCATCCTTCACAACGGATGTCGTTTAGGGTTACTTCCTGGCTACCAGCGATGTAGAAGCCATTTGCTTTATTACGATTCGTTACTGTAAGCCCATCCGCCGCAAAAGACTCAAGACCCTTAATTCTGATGCGACGCGATGTAGCCTGCGGCATCTCCACACCATTAACATCTGGCGCTGTGGTTACTAACTGCATCCCGTATGCGTCAATATTAATTGGGTAAGACAAGGCAGTTGGTATTGTTGCCGTTGATTTGTAGAATTTACCAACGGAACCGATACAGTGCTGTTGTGACATCCAGCGGTTTAGCGCCACATCATTATCGAACGTGTTATCGTTCGGGACGCACCCGCACTCCTCCGGCAGAAGTCGCCCACGCTTAACGTTAACCCAGCGCCCCGCGCCAGAAATCGATGCCGGCTGTATTACGGAGAAACCATCATCCGCAGTAGTTGATAACGGGTACCACTGGAAAACGCCACCGCCGATGTCATATCCGGCAAGAAAACTTCTAACTACTACGCGTATGCCAGCACTGAAAGAGGAGGTGCCAGTATACGCTTTAAGTGCTGCCACCGATGGGAACGCGCCGATTAGAGCCGCGCCATGCTCAGAGGCAAGGTCATCCCTAAGCTTAGGGTCTGTTTGAGGCTTCCAGTTGGCATCAAGTAAAGGGTTAGTCCCCGCAGGGATAACCTTCGGCAGCGACCCACCCCAGGAATACCACGTAGTACTGACAGGGTCATACACAACTTTGCCGCGGTCGTTTACACCTAATGTGCCACCCGTAGTGAAGTCAAACGATGCGGGGGAGAACCCCGCATCTCTCAAAACCGCTGGCATTGTTTTCTGCACCTGCCCTGTGGCCTGATTAGTCGCATAGTCGATATCAGCGCCACCGGCAACGCCACCAGCTTTTCCGGTGATAACCTCGGCCTCGAAAATCTGATGTTTCTTGGCAGTCTGTAAGTCTTGCAGGCTTAAAACGTCGCCGCATCCGCTAGACATATTGTGTCCTCTTTATGAAAAACCGTTATTGAATCCGTCGCTGAATGCGCGACCAAATGGCGGGACGCCATCGTATTTGTAGTAGTCTACATCGTAGTTAAAACCGGTAATTCTGACAGTCCTGTCATCACTCGGCTCTACTGTACTGACCATAATCATTTGCGCCGCGTGGCGGCTATCGCTGCCGAAGGAGAATTCTGTCTTCAGCTCACTGTTACCAGTATAAATGGCTTCTTGCGGCGCTGAAAGCATAATGACAGTGCGATCGTTATGCCCTTTTGTGACCTGTACGCTCTGGATGCCGCCATCGCGTTTCTTCAGGATTAATGAGTGGTCTTCGCCAGGTGTAAATTCGACATTCTGAGACAGGACCAGCGTCAACCCGTCAACGGCAACAACGTAGCCGTCGAATGGAGACACTCGCGATCCTTTCACAACGCTAATCGGCCTTGCTGGAATAGCCAGGACGCCTTCCTCCAGCGCGGTGAACTCAACCGATACACGGTTAAGGCTGTTGCGCTGATACCGTCGCCATGCGTGCCAGTAGGCTTGCTTGTAGTTGCGAATGCCTTTCGAGTCGAAGGTGTCCGTCTTGACTCCGCCCGTCTCCGGTATCTGGATTGTCTCCTTGATGTTAGTGTCAGGGTCGATGTAGCTAAACTTCAGGGAGTCGTAGGCGCTCTTGTCGTTAAACTGACGCGTCCATTTTTCACCAGACGGCGCTTTACTGCGATGGGTGAACACCATTTCGGGCCCGAGTCGCGGGCGCTCCAGATTAAGCAATATCTGCTTGCCCCGTCTCGTTGCCGAACAGAAGATAGCCTCGGCAATCGTCGTGATGATTTCCTGCGCCGTCGTTGTGTAGTTGTCGAATGTGTAGCAGAACTGCCCGGCCAGCGGTGACTGGAAATATTCCTCCACCTCCGCCTGTGTCGCAAGCAGGGCATCCATGGTGGCTGTGGATAACTCCATATTGCCAACAACCGGGTCGCGCATAAGGCGGATAAGAGACTGCACGGCCTGCGTGTTATTTGTGCGCACCGTATCGAAAACGCCATTGCCGAGGTATTTAAACACCTTCTCAGTAACCAGCATTTTGAGCTGCGGCTGCTTAACGGCAGTTGCCCGGGCGGTTTGCTTGCGAGCTGTGTGTACGGTAGTGCGGTTGCCGTAATTAGGGGTCGTGTCTCGGATTTGCCCGTACAGGTTGGAATATTTAATCTCATCGACCACCTGACCCTCAAAGTCGAGGTCGAGGTTTGTTACGCGGCGCGCACGAACGCGAACGGCAGACGGCGACGGCAGAGCCCCTATAATAGTCGTTCCGGTCGCGTCAGTTGAGCGCCCGGTAATGGTCCCCTGCTTCGTGTAAATCGGACCGTAAGGAACGCCATCATCGCCAATTAGCTGGAACTGAATCTCAGCCGTTACGGATGCGCGTTTCTTGCTGCTGTTGCCGTTGTCCTTATACATGCCGTTGTCAGCGCTGATGTTAACCAGCACGCGCTCTGGCTTTATTCGGTCAATGGTAACCCAGTCAGTGAGGCTTTTCGTGACGGTGTCCTGCGGCCCGACGGTGGCGTTGTCGTTTGGGGTTATCGTCCAGGTAGTCCCGCCTAGCTTCTGCCACTCCGCCAGGTTCGACGCGACGTTAAGACGAATCTCAACATCACTTACCGCGGTGACAACGTAATAGCCATCGAACACGGCATCGTTTCCATCAACACCTGGAGTAACATCGACAGAAATGTTTGTCAGCTTTGCGGTGTCGCCGACGGAGAGGAATTCGCTAAACTCGGCATCGCCGGTTGGGTCTGTGATGACGCCGGTGGTTCCGGTAAGGAAGGCCGTAGCGACGTCTCCGACGTTGGCCTGCAGGTCGTTTGGAGCCTTCAGAGTCTGGCCGTCAATCTCGTTAGCGGCGGATGTGATATACAGGTTTTCCGTAATCGCGCTACCTACCAGCGTTTGTGGTGAACCGCTGTTCGGAGAGGTGAACGGTGCATACACGGCGGCAGACGAGCCGGTGATGTCTGCCAGGAGCGTGTCACCATCTGTGATGCCTGAAATCGGCGTGTCAAGGTAGTCGCGTCCGACGTCGTAATACCCGTACTCAATAACCGTACCTGCGCTGTTATACGTGCGGTATGTGGTCATCAGGTCGGACGGAATGCTCTGTACCAGGCCGCAGATATCGTAGGTGCGCTCATATGGACGCGGCTTGTTGTTGCGGTCCGTAAGGCTGTTGTTAGGGCTGGCAGCCTGGGAGTTATCAAGCCCAGGAGTCGACACTTTCTGCGACGGCATCAGCAGTTTAAGAATCGGGTTTAGGATTGCCGTGAACACTTTCAGCACGCCGCCGATCGCCCCGCCGCCTGGTGATTCGACGATGTGGTAATTGCCCGGCTCTTTCAGCGCTTCGAAATCGTCAGTTACGCGGTTGTCATCTCCGATGGCGTCGCGGTAAATCTCGAACGGAACGCCATCCGGGATATGCTTGACGACGAAGTCCATTGGCGGCATGTAGTGGGTCGCGCTGCGATAGTTGCCATTTCCGTCTCTGGTATGGTGGGTTACGCTCAAGGCTATCTCCAGAATTCTATGTCGCTAAACCTGCTTTTCAGGTCGGATAATGGCTCCAATCTTACTTGACGGGCCGCCAGCTCGCAATGGCTCACAAATCCATCAAAGTATACACCAGCGTGCCATACCAGGCGACCAGCAACCTTCTGCGCCATCAACACCGCATCGAAGTTCTGTGGTGCAAATACCTGCTCCAGCCCCTTAGGTGCCGAGTGGCCGTCGTCAAAGGCTTCCTGAATCTGCGCCGGAGAGATAACGTCGAACTCTGGAGTTTCAAGCCCTGCATCACGGCGCACGTTGCGTACATGGTGCCAACAGTTCCTGGTGCGAAAGTTATACGGAAGTCCGGTGTAATCGTTAATGTTCACGCCAGAATACCCCTGATTAACGGAATGTCCGTGGGCGTCGCCAGAAGCCCTGTGGGGCGCTCATTAAGGCGTGGCACACCAACATCCGCAGTGAATATACCCTTGCTCTGTGACAGAGCCTGGAGGTCATACGACACAGGCCCGTCACATGGCGCGGAAAGGTCCGTGCTGATAAAGCGGCGGAACGTGAATACCGGCCATTCCTGGTTATCGAGTGGGATGCGGCTCATTTCATCATCCAGCAGGTTACCAACATCCGGCAGCGTGAAAGACGCCTGCTGGTCGAGGTCGCTGTTATTCGCAGCGTTAGCCGCGTTCATCGGAGACGGGTCGAAGGTCACCGTCTCGCCGGTCTCCAGTGTTGCCGTGAGCTCTGAGGTGCCACGCACAATAAAATAGCGCTTCGACAACATGGAGTGGGTGATTTCGACAGTAACGAAATCGACCTCGCCCTCCGGATTGGACGCCAGCTTTCGGCGGTAATCGTCTTCAATACTCATTTTGGAATCTCCGCTTAACGAGACGATAGGCAGTCTCAATATCAAGTCTCGTCCTTGCATGTGCGTACCATATTTTAAGAAATGTCATTGCATCGGGTCCCAGATTCGAGGGAATGTCGTCTGCGACACGCCATAGGCTTTCAGGAATTCGCCAAGGCAATCGCCATAGCAGCCGTACAGGTCTGGCAGGTTAGCCGTAAGACAGGTGTCTTCCTGAATCGCGGTGCGCTCTGCCGTCGCAGTGAAATTGATATTCCAGTTAATGCCGTCTGTCGTGTTTATCCCGACGTTGCTGGTGATGATTACCTGGTGAACCTGAAGCCCCAGGCCACTGTCCAGCGTCATGTTGAAGCTGTCCGCACCGCCGTGGATGTTGTTCAGGAACGACTGGAACACCTGATTGCCGAGTGCGGACGTTACCAGATTAACCTCAATCGGCACCGGCTCAAAGTAAGTATCGCGGCCCTGGCGGGGTAAGCCGCCCTGGACCGTGTTACGGTAGATGTTGCTGCCGCGTGAATAAGAATAGCCCTTGTTGACCACTGGCTTCAGCGAGGCAGGAAAATTAATATCGGACATTATGCCATCCCCGGTTGACCGCGTGATATTTTGCGGGCTTTTGATATTCTACTGTTGCTGTCCTGGAAGTCATTAGACACAACCTCCCTCACAAGTAGTGTTATTCTGCCTTCATCATCCTGCTCCTGCTGCACGCTGTCAATGCGCCCGGAGGTCTGGTTGATGATGCTGATTTGTGGAACTCCAGTGTTCTTGTTCCCGCTTTCACCCATAATCTGCCGCATTTGCTCGGCAGTCCGGACGCGCGAGGCGCCAGCAGGCATGATAACTTCCGCCTTGCCTCGCTCAGCAATAGTGGATATCTGCCCAGCGGCCAGGTTGCCACCCTGCTCACGCGCAGAGCGGATACGACCAACGTTGGCAAGGCCTGCGGCAGTAATTGCTGCTGCGGCCGCGATGCCGAGTGATGGGCCAACAATAGGAATGGTCGACAGCGACGCATACGCTGCAGTGGCACCCTTGTACGTTTCTATGATGGTCTGCGTTATCGCGGCAGCCTTATACAGCGCCGAGCCTTCACCAAGCGCAGTTTTCAAGGCTGAAGTGGTGTCGCCCAGCGTTTGCACATAACTATCTAATTTCTTCTGGTCGGATTCTTCCTGGATATCCTGCTTCGCTTTCTGATAATCCTCTTCCGCCACCAGGCCTTTGTCATAGAAGTCCTGAAGTTTTTGCAGCTTGATTTCATTCTGGCGGTCAATCTCTGCGATTTCACCTTCGTTTTGAGCACGCAGCTGTTCGATGAAGCTGTCCGCGCTGTTCTGCTGCTTATCTCGGTCTTCGGTCTGCTTCTGCAGCAGTTCGTTGCGCTTCGTGTCGGCATCCAGCGCAATTTGTGTTTTGGCTTCCTCGAATTGCTGCTGGGTGATCGTCTCGTTATCACGGAAGCCCTGTAGTTTTTCCAGCTTCTGTTGCTCCTGCGCGTCGATGGCGGCAAGCTCGTCCTCGTTCTGACGCTTCAGCGTGTCCAGGAAGTTGTTGGCTGCTGTCTGCTGCCGTTGGGCTGCTGTTTCGGCCTGTTTGGCCTGCTGAGACGCTCGGTTGTCTGCAGCCTTTCGCTCTGCTTCGGCACGCTTCGCCTCGGTGTCGTTAACGCGCTGGATGTCCTGGCGAGCCTCTTCGTCACGGGCGGCGTTGTAGTCTTTAATCTGCTGCTCGGTTACACCTTCACGCTTGGCGAATGCAGCCTTATCTGCTTCTGCCTGAGCTGCGTACCTGTCCTTGTCGGCCATGTTCCCAATCTGGACATTCTTGATAATCTGGTCGTTCTGTTCTCTCAGTCGCTGGGTGGTTGAGTTAACAGAGTTTCCGAGCTTGTCCTGAGAACCGCTCAGCGTGTCTGCCTTGGCTGCTGCCTCCTGCATGTTCCCGATGTTCTTGAATAGCTCGCCGTTAAACTTAACCAATTCGCCGTTGGTCCCCTGGTATTTATCATTCAGGCGCGCGGTCTCATCGGAAAGCGCCTTGATGTTTTCCGGCGATGCATTCTTCTGCACCGCGGCGAGCAGGGGCACCAGCGTTTCCGCTTCCTGGTTGGTGATGCCGAACTTGCTTGACAGGTCTTCGATATACCCGGTTAGGGAGGATGTGTTTTGCCCAAGCTCAAGAGAGCGCTGAGCACCGATAGCTGAGCCGTTTGTCCAAGTGTCGAGGCTATCAACCAGGTCGGTGATTGCTTCCTTCGCACCTTCAGTCTGGGTTACGGTTGCCGATTGCGCCTCGTAGAATTTAGCCTGAGCCTGAGAAGCGGTGTCGATATTGTTCGCCAGCGTTACGAAGCTGTCCGATAGCTCGTAGGTGCCATCCTTGTTCTTCTGGAGAACGTCATCCAGCGTCTTCGTCGACGCCTGGAGTTCTTCTGCGCTCACCTTGGCGCCACCTAATGATTTAACCAGCGTGCCCGCAACTGCAGCGGACAACGCGATGATCGCACCGATTACCGCGCCGCCCGGGCCGAATGCTCCCGCGAGCTGGGAGCCCTGCTGCCCGATCGCCACAAATGCAGAAGTTCCGCCCTGAATCTGGACGACCATATCCTGCACCTGGTAACCAATCTGTTGCGCACCGGTGCCGAAGCCTCGTAACTTAGGAGTGGCCCTGTCGACAGACGACGCCATCTTTGTTGCTGATGTGTCTGCTCTGCCAGCTGATGTGGCGAAGTCGTCAAGCTGCTTAGCCGACTGTTCCGCCCCCTCTGTTTTTACTCTTGCAATAAGCGAAGCTGTATCAGCCATCTTCACGCCCTTCAAATATGCCGTCGATTCCCATGATAAGCTCAGCGTCAAGAAGGCTTATCTCATTACCAGTAATCTCTTTGTACGCTACCAGGTCTTGCCACCTCAGCATTTCGCGAGGGTAAATTGTGATCCTTTCTCCATCATCTCGCTGTATGAATTTAAGCTCTCTGTACCTTGCGAAAAGGTCTGCGAATAATGCCGGGCATTCAGGTGAATCATCCTTCTTCTTTTGCTCGCCAGTATCAATGCCCATTGCCGCTAGAGCTGCGCGATGTGAATCTGCTATGCTGTCAAACTTCTGCTTCTTGTGCCGATCAACATAGTTCCACTGCGCGAATTCATACAGCGCAGCTACTTTTCCGCCAGTGATGCTCTGCTGTCGTTGAAGTGCTTGGCAACCATTGTTCCAAGGCCCTTGTACTGTTTCAGCAGTTCATTCAATGAATCTTTGCTGAACTCATTACTCATCGACCAACCGGTAACCACGGCTAGCGCCAGCGAATCGTTAAGCTCGTCAGCCTTCCAGTTAAATTCTGCGTTATACGTGGTCCAGTCATTCTTCTCTTTGCATTCAGCGTCAAGAGGCGCGAGATCAGCCTTGATGGCATGGTAGGCGCGGTGATAGTCTCTGCCAGCCTTAACTCCTGCATCGCATGCCGGGCCAATGACGCGGAGCCATTCTCCAGAGTCACCACCTCCAGGTAGTGGGATTGGCATCACTGTGCCAGCTGCGTGCTTGTCTGCGTAAAAGAAGTCTTTGATTTCCATTTGCTTTCCTTCGGTTTAAAGGGTGATGGTTTGGTGATGTCGTGAAAAGCGATAACCAGTCTCCTTGTCGGTTGCGAGCCTATTCACGACAAATGCAAACAAATAAGTTGCAATGTGTCTGTATGCAATATAAGCTGATTACATTCTAACTGAGGAGTGAACAAAATGAAAAGAATCACCGCAATTGCCATCGTAGTTTCTGCCGTTATTGGATGCTCATACGTCGGCGGCGCCAGCGCAGCATCTCCAGTATGCGAGCAGATTTTTAATGACTCTGCGCTGGTTTCTTCCGGCCTGTATGACACCCTGGCCAAAGGGACTCCAGCGGAAGCTGAATATTACAAGCAGGCCACTATCGAAGCGTGCAATTCGGCGATCAAGGTTGCACGACAGGGAGTTGGCCCAGCACCTGTTGCGCACATGCTTGCCAAGAGCGTCACACACAAGGATTCTCTTGATAGCCTTCTGTCTCTTACGCGCGTCGATGTGGTGATGAAGGGTTGGGCTTTCGGGGCGGAGAAGTGACTGCATTTATCAACAAGGCATTGAGAGAGGTGAGAGCGTGAGTAAAATGAAGGAAAAATTGAACTGGCTTAAGAATGCAATATTAAACCGCAAAGAATACCGATCGCTTTCTTGGTGGGAAAACTTCATGGGTGGCCATGTGAGCTTTGGTCCTGTCACTATTTTCGGAGAAAACGCTATGCATTGGGCAGTGAATATCAAAACCAAACGGTGGGGATATATCTGTTTCCGACTGCCATTGCGTTGCTTTGGTCAATGGTGGCCAGTTTATTTTTATTGCTCACCAAACGGAACTCCCTGGGCTGCAACATTCAAGCTGCCAAAACATATTGACTAACACCCCAGCACGCTGATGGAGAGGAATGATGATTGAGTTACTGGAAGAGATGAAAAACCACAAGCTGGCCTACGTTTATTTTCATCGCAACACGTTCAAGGTTGAGTTTGCGGATGGAGAGCAGGTGCAGGCAAGCTCGCCAGAGTTGCTCACAAAGATTCTTAAAGCCATTCGTAGTGAATGATGGAGGTTAGCGATGATGCTGAAGATAACAGGCAAAGAAGCTGTGTTGAGATACAACCAGGCATTCGAGTCAATACCTGATTTCGTTGCAGGAATTGAGTTCAGGCCATCATTTGCTCTTTATGTGTGCTGCGTCGATGAAAAACTTAAATCGTTTACGCTGAAGGTAAAGAAAGAGCACTGCAGGCCAGCAAGGCGTAAGTTTTTGGGTGGGTGTAAGTGATGGAGACCAATATGGGCGATAATACTGAAAAGAATATTGTTTGTAAGTGTGAGTGGTGCGGGATTAAGCTGCTATGGAGTAAGCCCGCTAAGCCGTGTACCGCTAAAGAACACGGAATGCACTCATGGAAACGGCATCCCGCACGCAACGGATTGAAATAATTAAGGCCCCTGAAGGGGCCTTTCTTTTACGCGTAAGCGATACGCTGAACAACGATGGACGACAGCACCTTGTTGCCGGTGGCTTGCCCTTCGATTGTCAACGTCACCGACTCAGGACCACCAACTTCTGGTGTTGCAGCTGTCAGTTCGGCGCGCTTCAGAGAGAAAGACATCGCACCAGCTACGCCAGATAGAATCGACGTCATCTCAACCTGAGTTTCATTCAGGAACAGATTCAGCAGCGTCATGTCATACAGCTTCCCTGCCAGAGAGAAGGTGTTGGCAGCACGACCGCGCTCAACGAATGCTACGCTGTCATTGCCCAGTTCGAACTGCGCAGACGTTGCGTTGTCGTTAGTGATGGTGAAGGTGTCGATAAGCTTCAGCGGCGCGGTGCCGTTAAAGGCTGACACGTCAACGCTCGCGAATGGCTCGGCGTCAAAGCTGTACGGGAATGTTGAGCCAGCAGGCAGGGCGCTCAGCACCTGCTGAGACAGGCCGATGAACGGGAAGCTACCGGTTACCATGGCGTTAACTGCCTGCTCAATGGAGAAGCCAGAGAACTCAACACCCTTCGTCAGAAGGTACGCGTCTACCGTGCCGCACTTGCCGGTGAACACGGTAAGCACTGAGTATGTCTTACACAGGTTTCCGGTTTCAAGGCGATCAGCAGCAATCAAGTCTGTTGTTGCTCCTGTCTCATCTGTAAGCGCGTGAGGAATTCCAGCGCCGGTTACCACCAGAGCAGAGACTGCTGTGACGATAAACGGCTTCGCGTTATCACCTACCAGGTCAGGGAATGCAACCAGGTCGCCCACTTCAAGGAGGGTAGTAAAGTCACCAGCGGAACGCGTGAAGGTTTTTCCTGAAGCAGAAACGTCGATGGTAAGGCCTGAAACAGTCTGCCCGGCAACCCATGAGCTCGTCATTGCGCCAGCCAGCAATTCATCCTGGCTCTGCGCGCTCAGTTCGATAGCAAACTCACCGGTAATCTGTTTGTTGCCGGTACGGATAGATGATGTTTCACGGCTGCCGTCAAGTTCGTTGGAAACCAGCGCGTCGCGGGTAAGGGCAGGGACGCCGCCAGTATTACGCAGCGGATACCATGCAGGGTTTGTAGGGGTGACACCAGCAGTCACCTCAGGGATATAAAAGTGCGCCGTGTTGGCACCCTTAAACGGTTGGATAGACATTGCTATATCCTCGCAGTGAAGGCAATGAAGTTAATGGTTAGTGGGCGCTTGGCCCATCCGTTTTCCACAATAAGCGGCCCCAGGCTAACCGACTGCACTTCTGCGCAGATAGCATTACGCTGGAACGATTTTCCGGCCTTAAATGCCGTATTAAGTAAGTCTGCCATTTTATTGATAGGCGCGCTACCGTAGTCTTTCCCGACATTGATATCTACTTGGTAGATACCTCCTCGGCGTTCAGTAAATCCCAGGTCTGCCTGTTCTGTAGGCTCTGGAAGCATGAACCCGGCAAGGTAAGGAGTTGCCGTACTGGTTGGTGCGTCAATGTTCTCCAGCGCGATGGCAATGCTATTCATGCTGCCGAACGACATCAGCGCCACGTCGAATACTTTCGTGAGGTCTTCAAAATAGGTAGCCATTATCTCACCTTCGCCGCCTCTTCGTTAAGTAACTGCTGGAATCGTGTAATATTAACACGAACCATCCCGACTGGCGCTTGCTTGGACCAGCCGTACTCAAGACGCTCTGCATATGGCAGGTTGTTCGTCAGCGTGAACACATCCCAACCAGGAGCGTTTGTTATGAATGTAGCTGCGCTGTTTACAGCCTTGCCACCTGTAACGTCAACTCCAGCAATTAATCCAGTAGCCGGAGTAGCGCCAGTTGTCTGCCAGTTACCACGGAATCGCCCTGTATCAACAGGACTAGACTTAATTATCGCGCTGAACAGTTTCATCGAAACCTGTCGCATGACAATCTCTGGATTCTTCTTAGCCTTATCGCAGAAGGCTTTAACATCTAGTGTGAAACTCATTTGCGCACCTGAATGAACCAGGCCACGATATCATCGTTAACGATTTTCTTCTCGATACCCACGACAGACCATTGCTCGCCCGCAAACTCGACCTTATCTTCCATCTTCGGCAGCACGCTATAGTCGGCTTTAACAACCATATCACCCGCCTGGATGGTTGTTCCATTGACAAGCCCGGCGTTAACCGGAACCGGAACCGCAGTAAGAGGAATCTGAGTATAAGGCTGCTGCACGTATTCGCCGAGGTCTTCATCCCATACCTTAGAACCGGCGCGAACCAGCGTTACGGTGCTGCCGTATTTACCTAGCAGGTGCGTCGCTACGCCCTGCATTTTCTTGCTGAAAGCCGTACCCATTATACTGGCTCCAGGCGAGAAATGACGAGTAACGCAGACGGCGCGGTACCCCATGCGGTTACAGTTGCGACCTGCGGGTAGACGCCACCGAAGTTAGACCCTGCGCTATCACGCATAATCTGGACAACGAATGTCTGCCCTGCTGTGGCGTTAATTACCACACGGGATTCTGTCGGCGTAGTGGCATCAGTCTGTGTCATTTTTACCGCAGCAGGGCTTCCTATCTGCGCGCTGCCAACCAGCAATCTACTTAACAGAATGGAAGTGCCCGTGGCCCCGGTTCGCCCACACTGTAGTTTGATTCGCACGGCATAAGAGCCAGCCGTGTTAAATGTTACCAATCCGGCAGCATTAATCATAACCGGGATAGCCGCCGAGTTCTGCGCGGCGCCGAAAGTTAACTGCAAAGCGGTATCGACGGCAGATGGCGCTTGTGCAACCGTGGAAGGGGCGCGTAATACCTCAACCTCTTTCACACCAGCGGCCGCATAAAGCATAGAATCGGCAAGCTGCGTTGTTACCTCGCGAAGCTTGGCTGGAGTGATTGTGCCACTATCGTTATCAGGAAGGTTATTCCCGATAAGGGTAAACATGCCTGATTTATCGAGAGCCATAATTAACCCCTTGTCACTCTGAACTGAAAGCCGTTGTTACCGCCACCACAAATTAACGGCTTCAGCGCGTCCATGGCAGCAGTGATGGTAATGGTCGCACCTGTCATTCCATTATCGGCGTATTGCACCGTAACAGCTCCTTCAACGCGCTCCATGGTGGTTACTCGCCCGTCGGAACTGGCGCGCACATCTGCACCATTACCGTATTCAACACCCGCGATAAGCTGAGCCAGTTTAACCTGGTCCGGAATAACGTTATTCGCTATAGGGAAACCGTACAGGCTAATTCCGGTGCGCGGGAATGATAAAGACTGCGCGGCGGACACGCGGCGACCGCACATAGCAGGCTCCTGCAAACCTACATACATCGCGCCGTTACGCAATGCGGCTTCCGCTTCCGTATCGTCAGCGGGTAGGGCATAGCCGTATTTAGCCGCCAGCATTCTGGCATCAGAAAGGCCAATATAAGAGTCGGCACCGCTTACAATAGAGCCATCTTCGACGACTAAAGCCATGATTTATTCCTTAACGCTTCTGCGGCCTGAGCGCCTTGATTCCGTGCCGCCGCCATTGAAATGCGCTCCATCGTTAACTGGCTGGGTTGCTACCAGTTCACCAGGTTCGACATTACCTCGCTGAGGTATTAGCTGCCCGTCAACGTCTACCAGGCCATTGTATCTTTCGCGTATTACATAATTATCGGCCATCTTGATTCCTTGTTACGGCCCCGAAGGGCCGTTTAATTAAGACACTGTTACAACGGTGCTGTCTGAGATGATATTACCATAACCATCCTGGACAACAACTTTGTAAGTACCGGAATCCGTTCCGGCAACGGTAGGCGTCTTGGTGTAAGTAGCTGCCGTTGCGCCGGAAATGGCATTGTTGTTTTTGAACCATTGATAGGCATATGGTGTCTGGCCACCGGCAACCACAACGGTAAGAGTCAGGGCCGCCGGTGCAGTCACGGCAGTTGTGTCCGGAATGCCAGTAGAGAATGATGCTGGAGAGATATTCTCCATTACCACTTCAACCTGGCCGTCGTCGTTTGCATCGTCTACACCAGTGGTGCGTCGCTTGATTACATCAACCATTTTTTAATCCTCAATTAAGGTGTGATAATCCCCGCCGAGCGAAGCTTCGCCAGCAGAGCATTAAATTCAGCCTGAGTCGGAGCTGCAGCAGAATCGGTCTGCGCCGACTGCAACAGAACACCGCCGCGCTGAGTGGCGGTCGGAACTTTATTCCCAGCCATTGCTGTAGTGGATGTTGTTCCGACAGTTGGCGCAAACGTCGCTGGCTTGCCAGTTACATCATCCCATGCTGCGCTAATTTCTGCACCTGCCAGACTGCGTGGCAAGCCCTTACCTGTTTTAGACATAAATCACCTCAATGAAAAAGGGCGCTTTCGCGCCCTTGGTTAATTATGCGCCAACGCCGGTCACCAGGAAGGCGATAGGGATATGCTTGCGATCCATTACGCGATTCCAGTTTGTGGCGTTTGCCAGGTCCTGCCACGAAGCAGAGCGCGGGACGGTTTCTGAGCCGTTACCGGTAATCACGGAACTGGTGAAGCTGTAACCGAGTGGGTGCAGCAGCCAGGTTTTGCGTGACCAAAGAACTTCAACGCCGCCGCCGTTTGCGCGCTCTGGTGAACGGTCATATTCAAGCGGCATGTTTGGCGAGCCTTCGCCGTAGCCGATCGCACCATTACCAAAGATGATGCTGATGAACTTGCGATCGTTACCAGTGCCAACAACGGTCATGCTGTCGTCGACAATAACGCGGTAGCCCTGATAGGTGGCGAACATGGTGTTATTATCAGCGTCACGGACGAAGTCGATAAGCTGCTGCTTACGCGCTTGTGCGTACACGAAGCTGTGCATTGCGATAGCACCCAGCACTTCGCCAGAGGAGCCCATCAGCGCATCACCCATAGTCTGGGTTGCGTCAATGAATGCGCCGGCGTCGAAGCCAAGAGTGGAGGACACGTCGATAACCATGTCGTTCTGGGTGTGGTACGCGTCGGTTGCAGAAACGTTATCGTTGTACAGACCGAGAGCTGTAGCAATCAGACGACGCTGCGCCTGGCGCTGCCAGAAGTTATCCAGGCGAGATGCCACGGATTGCAGCGGATTCTGGCTGGTCAGTTCGACAGTTAGGTCGGCCTGGCCGAAGCCTTCGTTAAGATAAGCTACGCGAACGTCCATCTCGCCGGTCTGCACGTTGCGCGGGGTGGCGATATCCTGGTACACGTCGTTCGAGTAGTTAGGCTCGATAGATGTGTCGATAGATTTCCAGTACGGCAGCACCGCTTTGTTTGATGGCCCGCTTGCGATAGCTGTCGCGTACGGAGTTGGTGTAAGGATGCCAGACTGGAAGAACGCAGTCTTCTCAACAGGGTCTTCTGTCATATAGGACAGGATTACTGGTTCGTTACCGGTTACGATATCGCCAATAGTAGTAATAGCCATTTACTTTTTCCTCAAGCCTGGGAACAGGCGGTAAAATTCATTAGGGTCTTCACGGAGCAGAGCAGCACGCTCTTCGCCGGTCAGTTCATTAGCTGTTTTTGTGGCCCCACCACGGAATTTGCCGCCATTGGCCCCGCCGCCGGTAGCTGCATCTGCTTTAATCAGATGCGAGAAAGCTTTGTGCTCACACAGATACTTCTTGAACTGCTCAACGTCAGTGGTGATGACAGCGCCATCTGCACCAACGAATTTGGTCGCTACATCGTCGCCGTCGAATTCTGCGCGGACCAGCATGCCAAGCAGCTCAGTTGCACTTTCATCAATCAGCATGCCAGAGAGAGAGCTTACGATAGCCTTCTTCTCACTGGTAAGAATTCGCTCACTGCGTGCCTGCAGCGCTTTGTCTTTTGCCGCCAGTTCACCATCGTACTGGCTGCGCAGGGTCTTCTCGAATGCTTCAAGTTCACCGGACTTCTTCGCTGCATCCTGGTCAGCCAGAAGTTTTGCCGCCGCAGCCTCATCAGCAAGGCGCTTGGCTTCTTTCTTCTCAGCCAGCAGTTTTTCACTGTTTGCCTTCAGGCCAGCGGTGCGTTCGGCTACAATAGCCTCAAGCTCTTCTTCTGTGTAAACTTTTCCACCGCTGCCAGATTTATCCGGGCCGGCCTCTTCACACAGCACATTGAAATAATCCGATAACTTAAACATTCTGCCCCCAAGGCAATTTGTGCGGCCCTGCCGCGTTGTTGATATGTTATAACAGGTTTAGTTGTGGTGCAACTTAGCCATATATGAAGTGTAAGCAGCCATTGGACTATCGCCATGACCAACAACATAACTAAATGAATCCTTATGCGGCTCGCAAAACCACAATCCGCTATGCATATAAATATTTGGCTTCATCACTCTCTCCCGTAAGGTATCGCAATCTTCGCCACGGCTCGCGCAGTTGCTAAATCACTTCCGTCTTTCCGGCTGCCAAGATAGGCCCAGTAAATGAGCGACCACCTCCTTCATTTGCCATTGCTGGCTGATATCTTAACCTTCGAATACTTAACAACTAGCCTGGCATACTTTCTTGCATCAGGCTCAAGTCCGTGAAGGCTGCCGAACGCGTTAAGCATCATGGCGTATGCGCTAGCCCACCATGGTAGCTTTACTTTTATCTCAAGGTTTGGTTTCGCCATAAAACGCTCTCTCACGCTCCTGCAAATAACGAATCTGCTTATCGGCCAGATTCATTTGCTCTCTGAGGCGGTAATAATCTTGTCGAGCTGACTCGTCAAGTTCGGCGGTTCCTGCATCGCCCACGCTGCCGCCGGTGGTGGTTTGGGGCACACACTTGGCACGGACTGACAACCGCTTATTGCCAGCAGTGACATCATCACGCAGGCGGTCAATAGTGTTTTGCGCATCGGCTAAATCCTTCGTGTATTTGGCATCAAGCTCTGCTGCGGTCTTCTGCTGCGACTGCATGGTTGAGATGGTGGAAGTTGCATCATCCAGTGACTTCTTTGTCTCCTTGTACTTCTGCGCGTAATAGTGCGCAGAGTACGCGATTGAGCAGACAATAAGCAGGAAGAACGCCGCGATGAAAGGCTTGTATTTGTCTAACATGATACTTTCCCGCCAGCGGCAGTGAAGTATTTGATAAAGTCATCCATGGTCTCTGTGCGCTGGCCGTATGGCGAACCAGGCATGGAGGCCCAGATGGTGCGGCACTTTTTCACGGCATCTTTGATCCGCCCAGCGTCAACGTCAGCCAGAGCACCGCGCTCTGCAATTTGCTGCAGTGCAATCTGGTCCTGGCTCGAAGGAGAGAAATCTGGAAGATTGAGAGACTTCTTGTAGGCGTCGAAGAAGCGAGATAGCAGCTGATAGCGCCCTGCCGCCGTGCTTTTCAATTGGGGATTTAGCTGCACAAGCTTACGAGGATGGTCAGAGAAGTCGGTAAAAAGACCACCACCGACAATCACGTCATATCCGTTATGATTTGTTTTCTGCCTGCCGTTATCTGTGCCTTCGCCAACTGCGATGGCGTCAAGAAATGCCTTACGTTGAGGATTAATTTCCCGCATTTGTCTTCACCCCTGTAATGCGCTCCCAGAAGTACGTGAGAGCCACTGAACCCATTGTTCCGCTTACGCCTGCAATGACGAGCATCATATACAGACCAGAACCGGAGTTTGCGCCGATAAGACCGCCGATAAGTCCGGTAAAACCAGACACGACAACCTGAGCGAGAGCATTGAAGAAGCTCCATGTGGCCTTGCTCTGCTTGATGTCGATGAGATACCGAACCAGGCCGCCCCAGCAAGCAATCACCAGTACGATTAACCAGGTAATCCCGGTAATGCTCTCTTTGTCTTGCATACGTTTCATTTCCACCCCCACGCAGGGGACCTGTTCACTTAAGATTAATCTTAGATTATTACTGAACAAGTCCGATTAGACTCTGAATGCCAGTTCATAGTCAACCTTCCTTGCAACAATAACCATAGCTCATTCTCATTATGCCGCAAATTGTTACTGTGTAACACATAAAAAAAGACCCTCACAAGGAGGGTCAAAGATACGCACTGGCTCTGGAAGATGAAGAGACTACGGTCGTGGGTACTTGTGAGTGCTTTGCCAGCTTCGCAGTGAATTGAAGAGCGGCAGGCCTACCATTTGCAAAACACTCAAAACTACCGGCTGTCTGCTTCCAGCCCGTCAAACCGAATCGCCGCGATGGTTAATCGCCATTCCGGGGAAAGTTGTCAAACCCTGGCTATCTCATTCACCTCTCTCGCAAGCGGTAAGGAAGGTAAACCCGCCTGTTCAATTACCTGAAGTGCTCCGCATGGGAGTCATGCATCACAGCTACTTCAGAGGCCCGCATGAGGTACGCGGTATTGTGGTGCGCAGTCTATTCGGCATGAAAACTCTGCGCAGATTCCTGTTAAAACCTAACCTAACCTAAAGTTAGGGGATGCCTTATTCACCACAGCGGAAAGAGCACTGCCGAGCCAGGGAAGTGTGCCTGGTCTCACCGGGATGCCGCCACATACTCAATGCTCTTACCTGTTGTGTGCCGGTTACGTTTATCCGGCGTCTTTCGACCGTTTAAAGACTAGGTTTTCCACAACCGTGCAGTCTGTGTACTAAGCATCGCCTTGAATCTGAATATAGCCGCATCCTTGCGACTGTGCAACTTATTTATTTTATATTTCGCTATTTCACTTCAGCCTCTTTTGATACCGCCTCAAAACCGCCAGCGTCAGTGACTTTCGCGAAGTACTTGCCTGGCTTGTCGGCCTTAATGGCATAGTCAGGCGTTGATACGCTGACCACCATTTGACCATCCTTGTACCACTGATACGCATATGGCTCCTTGCCAGCTCGCGCCGACACACTGAGCAAGTCGCCAACAATTCCATCTGCTGGCTGACCGTCAATGTACACGTCGCCAGCGTCGGCCAGGTAAGGCACTTCATAAACCATACCGAAGTAGCCTGATGTAACAGCCAGGCCGGTTTTTTCCGCATACGGCATCTCGTTAATCGGGTCGCCAAGGATACCCTCATCCGACACGTAAACCACGTCGTCTCCTGAATGGGCTACGCGCTTGTACTGCACGACGCGGCGCGCAGGGAGGTCTGTTACTGTAAAGAATCCACTCATTTATTATCCTCGCAAACAAATTAGTTGTAACCATGTGCCACTGGTGTATCATTACTATACAGCAATCATAACGGAGTTATTCAATGAAACAAGTAATCAGTTTTTCAGGCGGGAGAACGTCAGCATTCATGACGCTTGAGGTGCTCAAGCTTCACCCTCATGCCGAGGTGATATTTATGGACACCGGTGCTGAGCACCCAAAAACATACGAGTTCATCCGCAATTTCTCGCGACATTTCGGAATTAAGATAACGTGCCTTCGCGTCATGCCAAATGCCAGAATGCGCAAAGCCAGCACATATGAGCAGCTAACAGTTGACCAGATAGGCCCCGACCTTGAGCCATGGCGGAGGATGCTCCGCAAGTACGGCCACCCATACGTTGGCGGGGCGTTTTGCACAGACAGGATGAAGACTGTTCCATTTACAAAGTATTGCGATGCGTGGTTCGGAAAGGGTAATTACGAGCGCTGGCTGGGTATTCGCACCGATGAGCCATCCCGCCTTGGCAACCGAGGTCCTGGCTTTCACTACCTGGCAGACATTAGCGACTTCGAGAAGCAGGATGTTATTGACTGGTGGTCTGTCCAGGCGTTTGATCTGGGCATTCAGGAGCATCTGGGTAACTGC